GGAACTTGCATGCGATAGTCGCGCACCTCGTTCCAGTAGTCTTCGAAATGCTCTGGCTTTTCGCCGGCTTTGTAGGCTTTCAACATGGGACCAATTACCGCATAGGCGCCATAAATCCGATCAGCCTGCAGCCGTTCGAAAGAATTGATTTCAGCAAGAATTTCAGAAGAAAGAATGTTGCTGAGTTCAGTTTCAGCATCAAGACCGTGGATTGCCTTTAGGTCTTGTGCTAGTTCCATAGTGTATTCTGCTTTTAAAGCACGGGTTTTAGCAGTAACAGTTAACTTCTCAATAGAGAAAGCCATTTCTGGGAATGCTGTATTACCATCAGTACCAAGAGTTTCAGCTTGTGCTGTTGACATACCAGAACCAGTGTTGTATGTATTAACAGCAGTTAGCGGAGAAGTGTTAGAAGCACCAGGAATACCTGAGTTTTCTACATGCTGCTGGCCAAAAGTATTAGCACCAGAAACAACAGAAGAAAATGCAGTATTAACTTCGTTGAAGAAGGTTTCATCACCAGCTTGGTTAGCATAGCGTGAACGCATTGCAAAAATAAGACCAGTTGGACCAGTCATTGGCTGGACACCACAAATGTCGTATGCAACTAGGTTTGGCATTGAACGACGAACAAGTGAAATAAGAACTGGATCAAACATATCAACAGCACCGTCTGCTGCTGTTGAAGAGGAAGCACCCATAATATTTGTAGCAGCTGGGTTAGCTTCTGTTAGAGTTTGATAACTACCGTGTGCTGCATCTTCTCTTAGTGCTTTTTCAGTATTTTCTAGAACTAGAGCAGTAACAGAACGACGATGAGTATCTTTAATCGCACCAACTGAGTCGCAGTCTAGGACTGGAGCCCACTTATTTTGAATATCCTCGGATAAATACATTGTTATTCCTTTCTATAAGATGTATTTTAGACTATTTATAATATATTAATTTTTGACTGTTCTTTGTAATGCATTAACGTATTTCTGCATTGATGGATGAACATAAGATTCGTTTAACTCTGTTTCTTCTTCAAAAACTTCTTCTTCAAGATTAGAAGAAACTTGTTGTTTCTGAGTACCGAAATAATTTTCTTTAATGATTTCTAATTTTTTACCATACTCATCAACATCACCATCAAATTCAATTCCCTCAGCGAATGATAAAAATTTATCTTGTTGCATTAGAGTTAAATCTGATGAAACATCGTCAATTACCTGTTTTTTTACAGATTCAGAAAGAACATTCTTCAATTCTGAGTTTTCATTAATAGAATCATTGAGTCTGTTTTCGAGGTGTTCAACTTTTTCAGCTAGTTCTTCTACAATGTCAACTTTGTCCTCTGGCATTTCAATATAATTTTGTTCAAATAGTCCTTTTAGACCTTGAATAAATTCTTCATTTACTTCATTTTTCAATGTAGATTCAACAGCAACTTGATTTTCTGCCATCCAATTTTCTACAACATAGTTTAAGTAGTTATCTAACTTATCAGTGACTTCTTCAGTGAAGTATGACAATTCTTCGTTTAGTGCTTCTTCAAACTGCTCTTCTAGCTCTTGAGTTACAGTTGTAACTTTAGCGTTTACAGCAGCTTCAAAAAGAACAGTAGCTTTTTCTTTAAATTCTTCTGATAGTTCTTCACCAGCGAACATTTCAGCAACATCTTCTTTCATAGAACCAGATGCTGCAGATGGTTTAGCTGCAATAGTAGCTGCATTTTTAGCAGCTGCATCATCAGGAATGTTATCTGCCCAGTGACCAAACTGAGCCATAACCTGATCAAACATATTTGCAACTTGTTCTTTTGGCATAGCTGCCATTGCTGACATCATACCATTCATCATTGATGATTTGGAATCTGCCATTTGAGTGTCTGTAACTTGACCTTTTGCTTTAATAGATTTAGCAGCAATGGTTTCGTTACCAGAATCTGGGGAATCCATTTCATACTTTTCATCTAAGATTTCTTCTTGAGACATATTTGTTTCTCCTTTGAGCATTTATATCTATTTATAAAATTTATCTTTTTAATGATAAAGAGGAAATATAATCTTCAAAGATTGATAGTTTACTCTCTTCAATTTGTGACATTGACATACTACGAATTGATTTTTTAGTATTATTCAATTTTTCTTCTAGCCAACTGTCACTAACTGGATCATAAATCCATTCTACATTTTCCATAATACCTTGAACGAATGCTCCTGGAGCAGAAGGATCAGCGACAATATCAGCAGCTGTAGCAATTTTGTAATCATCTTGTACAACCATAACACCTGTTTTTTTACAGGGTTCAACTCTACCCATACCTCTACAAGATACACCAAGACTTGCACCTGAATTTAAAAGACCTTTAGCAATTTCACCCATTGGTGTTTCTGTTAGTCTTGCTTTACCAATATAATTATTGCCATCTCTTTTTAATTCAGTGATGATATGTGAAACTCTATCAAGATTAATCTGTGGACCTTTTGGATGTCCAAGCTCACCATATGCTCTTTTTTGTTCTACTATCTCTTTACAATATCTTTCTGCTTCTTTTTCAAGAGTAGAGATAGGATATATTCTGCCGTTTTTATTTTTTTGTTCGCCGACTAAGAATACACCACGAATGTAATTATTCTTTTTACCAGAAGATTCATCTGCTTCTGTGATATATTCTACTTCTTCTGTTAGTTCTTTGATTAGTTTCATCTTAGTACCTAAAAGCTATTGGAGCTGCTACCATACCAGTTCCTGTTAAAGTTTCTGTGGGTTCTTTTTCTACAATAACTGCTTCTGTGTTAGTTACCGTTACATTACCAACACTACCTACATTAAGAACAGCAGCTGCACCAGTGTTAATGACTCTAACTAAATTAGAATTAGCAACCGTGTTTGCTGTTCCTATAGATATTTCAGGTCCTAATACTTTTAAAATCATTTTACACCCTTAATATTCCTTGATATGGTTCTGTTGTATTTACAGTTGGACTTGCTGTGCTAACTGCATCACTCTTATCATAGTAGTATATATTACTATTATTTATTCTTTTTTTTTCTTAGATTTTCCCTTAGCTTCTAGAAAAGCAGCTAAAGCCATTTTCTTTCTTTCGTCTTTTGATTTTCCTTCAAATTGAGGAGCATCAGAATCTTGAAAATCTTTTATCCAGGCACCAACACCATCAGAAACTTTTAATTTTTCATCAAGTTGCTCTACTTCTTCATAAACTTTCCTGTCCTCACCAGCAGGATATCCTTGATATCCGTGTTGTTTCGCAACATCTGATGCGAGAACCGGTTTAATATTTACTGCTTTGAATGGAACATCACCATCATTTTGAACTGGATAATCGTGAACTTCTACTTCGTGTTTAGCAACGAATTTTTTAGCACCTTTATCATCACTACCAATGTAATAGTCATCATTTTGACCAAGAGTAACCTTTTCAACTTTTCTCTTGCCATATAGACTATCGTAATTTTTTGGTGTTGTATCAGGCAGTCTTGCTACAATATCTCTTAGGTGCTTAGGCATCTTCTACCTCGTTATCTTCTGGTTCTTCAATGGGTTTATAGTTATACATATTTTTAGCAACTTCAATTTTTCTTTCCCTGACAGCATCTCTTAGTTTATCAAGCATAATACTATTAAAAGATGCTTCAAAATCTCCAGGTTTTTCTTCTGTTGCTGCTCTAATTAAATCTACTGCTGATGTGGTATTTTCCATTATACTGCTATCCCCATTTGTTTCATGAACCCTCTGTTTTTAGCTACAACTTGTAATAATGATCTATATCTAGTCTCTTCTTGAGGAGTTCTATTTCCTTTTTTCTTTTCTAGCATATCAATATCACGCTGTGCTTGTTGTATTTTTCTTAATTTGTCTGCATTTTCATTACTTCCACCACCTTCTGGTTCACTAGCACCACCAGATGGAGCTTCTTGTTGTCCACCACCTTGCATTTGTTGTTGTTGCATTGCATCATCTGTTCTTCATTTTGTGCTACAACTGGATTAAACCATCTTGGATCTTGAGATTCAATTTCTTGACCAATCTCACCATCCATCTGTCCAATAGCAGTATCAGTTTGTTGTAGAACATTTCTACGAACCCAGTTATGTGAATAGTATTTACCAGCCATATCTTGGAAATCTCTTGCAAGAGAAAGTCTAGCTTGTTCAATTTCTGCTTTTTTCAATTCAGTGAAGTAACTTGTAGTAGAAAAATCAAATTTAATAAGAGAAGAAATTTGTTCCCATTCTTCAACTGTCATAACTTGTTTTAGAACAAGTTGTTTTTCGAGTAATGAATAAAATAAATGAGAAAATCTAGATCTTAGTCTAATAATAAACTTATTAAATTTAACTTCGTCTCTTGTAATTTCAGTTGCTCTACCCATAGAGAAAAGAGTATCATTGTTTAATCTATTAGATGGAACATTTAGAGACTGTAAAAATCTCTTTTGAAAATATAAAACATCTTCCATCTGTCCTAGATTTTGACCTGGAGGTAGTGTAGAAACTTCAGTTCCTCTACCACCTTCTCTTCTTGGAAGCCAATAATCTTCCAACATAGTCATAAATCTTCTATCATCTCTTACTTCACCAGAAGCAGCATCATATATTAATCTATTTTTATGTTTAACCATAATTTCACGAACATATTGTTCTGCTTTCATCTTTGGTAGATTACCAACATCAATATACCAAATTCTTCTTTCAGGTGCTCTTGAAATTCTATAGATAACTACAGCATCTTCTAATGTTCTTAACTGATTTAGTGCTTTGATAGCTTTATGTAAATGAGATAAAACCATCTTTCCTTGTGTATCAGTTAATCCAGATACTGTATGAACAATAGCATCTTTTGATATTTTTAATCCAGTTGTAGTAGGACCAACTGTTTTGTTACCATAGTTAAATCCTTTATCATTATAAATGTAGTATTCTTTTACAACTTTTGTGATACCACCATCACCACCTTGTTTTGTCATAGGTTTTTTGGTAATCTCGCGAACTTTTCTCATTTTACGAGGATCAATGTATCTAATTTCTTTGATACCATTTTTTGGATTTGCTGGATCAACTACAACATGGTAATACAATCTACCATCTACATACCATCTTCTGTATATATCATATGCATACTTATTAAATTCTATAATTCTTAGACACTCATAAAATTCTTGTCTAATAACATCTTTAATTTTATCATCAATTTGTAAGTCATCAAGATTAATATCAACAATAGTCTCTTCATCTATTGAAATAGATTCATTTACAATCTCATCAATTGCTGAATCACATTCTGGATGAAGAGACATATCACGATATCTTGTAACTAGATCTGCTTCAGATCTAACAGTACCATCTAAATCTACATATGTTCCATATGCACCACCAGATGCTGCAGAAATAGTGGTTGCACCAGTATCATCACCTTTAGGAACAAAGGATTCAACCTTTTCTTCCTTCTCTTTGCGTTTAAAAATAAATCCAAATATAGATTGGTTTTCTGCCATAAAATAGTTTACCTTTTATAAAGTTATTTCAAATATTATTCTGGACCTAAAGGGCCATCTAGTTCTGATTCTGGTCTGTAAGCATTTACACCACCAGCTTTCTTATCAGAAGTTTCAATTTCTGGAACCCAATAATCATATGCAAATGTAACACCAAATGTTTCAACAGTATTTTGAGAATCCCAGTCTAAGCCAATACCAGCTACTGTTGTTGGGAACGCACCAATAATTCTATATTCTCTAATTTTAATACCATCTTTAGAATATTGGGTACACATTAAGTCTTGTTTATATTCTTCGGTAGAAACATTTGGATCACGAACATTAGATTGCATTCTGTTAATAGCATTTGACCATTTTTCAAATAATGCTTTTACAGCAAAGTCTTCATCGTTCATAACATTAACAGACCAATCACCAAAAGCTCTATCACCACCAATTTTAATTCTTCTTCCAAAATATGGCACATCAATTGCTGCTACTGCTGATGGAGGCAGTTCAGCTGATCTACACATAAATCTAAACTTGTCTACTGAAACATTATCAATACCAATTCCCTGTGGCACATTAAGTGTCACAGAGAATAGGGATGGTCTGGCACCACCATATACCAGACCGTTTTCTTTAAAGGAACTAATGTTAAAAGGCATCTTTTACTCCTGTATTTGTATCTATTTAGTATTTATATTAGAAGCGTCCGACGACTTCAGAGAATTGTACACCAGTTCCAACTGCTACGAAATTCAACTGAATGAAGTTGATAGAACGAGCTGGTTTGATATAAATGTCTCCAACAAATTCGTTTCTATCAATAACATCAGGAGTGTTGTTTGTTTCGTCACACACAACTAAGAAATCTGTAATACCACGACGGCCTTGAACAGTTCTGAGGTATGGTACAATTAGATTCTTAAATTGTGATCTAGTAAATGCATCGTTAAATTCGAAGAGTGAGAATTTAGCAACAACAGAAATTGCTTTTTCAAGTACAATAAACAATCTACGAACGTTGATTCTATCAAAAGCACTTGGTTTATTTAGTAGAGTTCTATCACCAAATAGAATAGTGCTTTGACCAGGGAAAGCAACAACTGGATTGACTCCATTCGGATACATTAGATCTCTTTCTGCTTTTCTTGGATTAAATGGTAGTTTAATAATATTTTTAATCTGGCCACGAT